GATGCCAGCCATGCTGGTGCAGACGCTGATCGTCTGCTTGTCATACTCGCAGAGGCCGCACAGCTTGCGGCGTTTCATCGAGCGATGGACAAGACGCCACGGCCTGCCACAGATCAGGACAGTCTGGCTATGTGGTTTCCTCGGCACGCTGCGCCTCCTTGCGAGCGTTATGGATTGCACGACGCACAAGCATACGGCCAGCGGCACTAATGTATGGCAGCTTCCTGCGTGCTGCCTCTTCCTTCAACCACTCAACAATCGTCTCAATGTTCTGCTCGCAGCCGCCTATGCCCCATTTGTTCATCTGAATCATGCGGCCACGGCACGAGCATCCTTCTGAAAACTTGATACCAAAGGTGCCGAGTATCTTGTGCAGATGTGTACCAGGGCCAGACATTGGAAAGTCTGACGGTCCTGAATACCTGTCACGCAGAAGGTAGAAATCCTCTGTGGCAAGAAAGATGTGCGTCTCGTCTTGCTTTGTGGCGTAAGCCATCACATCGTCAAGGTAGCCTGCTGGCTTGCTCTTCGCTGCCTCATGCAGTGCCTCGATGCTGATCGCCTTCACGGTGGCAACTCCTCGCAGATGCTACGGCACACGCCGTCTTCGCAGCACTCGTTGTCGATGTTTTGACAGTAGCAGATTGGAATAGGGCCACCGCCTGGGCATCCGATGGCCGCAGCAGCAGCAGCACATTCCGCAGCAGTCGCGTACGTTACGCCTACAGGCACACCACCGCAGTTGTAGGTGTAGCCATCGACGCAGCAATCATCGTCAGTCGTGCATCCGCAGCAAACGCATCGTGCCATCAGTCTTGTCCGCTACAGGTGACATACGGGAATGTCAGCGTCAGGTACTGCACTGTCGACGTGTGCAGCGTCTTGGTGATTGCACAACTCGCAGTATTTAATGCGATAGAAATATCGTCCAGCTTTATACCGCAAACATGTTGCATCGGCCACGAAATCAGGTTCCAACTGTTGCTGATGTCTCTGGCTACTGCAACCTCGCAAGCCCCAGCACCACCAAGGGAAACAAAGCGATTGTAGGCAACGGCTGTTTCGCCGCCGAATATCGAGTTGGTAAACGTGACGGTTGCAGAAGCATTGACCGGCCATCCACCAGACGAGTCCCCAGAGAACGTCGCCATCCTCACAACATCAGGATTCTGGTAGCGGAAATGCTCAAACGAGAGTGGCTGGCTTTTCTTGTCTCCACCTTCGTAGGCGCGGACTGCCCTGCCAATGCGTTGAGCATCTTGACGAGTGAATGCAACACGCTGTGACGGCCTGTTGCCGTCTGGCTTTGCAGCACCAGACATGATGCTCAGTCCTCGTAGATCGTCAGGACAAGACGCGAGCCAGCCACGGCACTCTTGGCCGCATAGTCTCCATCAGCAAGACGCAGCACTGCGGCTTCGCCAGCCTTGAGCCGCACAGACTCATAGAGGTTTGTGCCGATCAACCTGCCGAATGAAACGGTATGTGTCGTCTCTGTTGCCAGCGAGCGAGCAAAGCACAAGCCAACGGCACCGAGATTGGCCGTGCTGATCGCGCTTGTGCTGGTGTCGAGTTCAAGCGTCACGGAGGCAACGCCTGCCGTCGCCATGTTGGCGGTGACTCCACTTGCCGCAAAGGTCTGCGAGAGCGAGCCTTTGCTGACCTGTCCTGTAATCGTGAGCGTAACGTCTGGCATTGATATACCTCAGAATGGTGGCGTGCCAAAATATAAAGAGAAGTCAGCCTGCCTGTTGACTCGCCTCTGCAAAATAGTTGGCACGCAAGTCGAGCCAGGACATTTAAGAGTGCCAGTCGGTGAAAGCGGCTGCGGATTAGATGCAGCAATCTTCTCGCCATATGGGCCACGAACCCAGACGCTTGCCTTCTCACCGCCGTCTATATATGTCCAGCCGACATCTGGCAACAAAAGAGGCCAACCGCTTTGCCGGTAAATAAGTTCGGCAGTCACTGACCAGTAGTTGATTTCAATGTCATTGACTACTTCGCTTTGTTGTTGAGCCGATATGCCAGAACACTTCCAGGTATAAGCAGGCGCACCAAGATATGCACCGCTGTTTACCGTGTTGGTTACTGCCGCAGCAATACCTAGCGGAAAGGTTGCACGATTGCCAGCGATACTCGCTCGCACTTCAGCTTCTTCTGTCGTCATGCCTTCGAAGAAGTCGCCTGCACTGTTGACCAGTGGTTCTTGTCCATCAAAATCATCGTAGTAGACCAGCGCAGGCACCTGCGCCCCGCCTGTACTGAATGACCACACATCTGGGCGAGCCAAAGGATTTGGATCATAATCCTTGTTTCCACCAAGTGCAGGCAGTTCGTAACTGTACGAGATTTCTGCGTGCCAAGGGTCGGGACTGTTCTCGGTCACTGAGCCTTCAATGCACCGCAGATATGTGTACTCTGGATGATAATCGCCGTGCTTAATACCAACGGCGTCAAGCATCTGCTGCGTCGGCGTGTTTGGGTCATCCAACGTGACGGCAAACTGTCTACTCGCTGTAGGCGCATCACCAAACTTATGCTGGAAGCCACGGCCAACAAGTTCGCGGTTGGACACAACAGCCATCACGCAGCTCCTACGATTTCAACGGTACCACCAAGGTTGCGAAGCTCATTGCGAATCTCATCAAGTTTGCGAACCTGCTTTCTAGCCTCCTGCACGGCAGGGTCTTCGCGGCCTGTTGCAAGTGCGAGCACTTGGCTGATGCCTCCAGAACGAATGTCAGAAACCTCTAGAGCCTTGTTAGTGTTGGCTGCCAACTTGTCGAGACGCTCCACTTCCATGTCATAGCTCATCTCGGCGTACTTACTGCGGGCAGCTAAGATGTCTTTCTGCCGCTTCTCCTCGGCCTTCAGGGCCTCCTCGGCTGCCTTCTTTCTGACGGCTACTTCCTTTCCTGCTGCCTTCGTCGCGTCTTCTGCGGCTTTCGCAGCACCGCTTGATGGCTCGCCACGACTTTCAAAACGCGTTCGCCCTTTGGCCACCCATTCCGATGCCATGCCAGTACCAGCGGCAATAGGCTCTGCTTCTCTTGTCGCTCTGTCAGCAGCATCCGCCGCCGCCTTCATATCTTCTTTGGCTCTTCGTCCTAGTTCTTGTGAGAAGTTTTTTAGAAAGTCACCGGCAGCACTACTGAAGAGACCTACAAAACTGGCAGACCATTTCGATGCCTCTGCCAAGAACGTATTAAATACGCCCCGAACAAAATAAAAAGCCGCTTCAGCCGCTGCTACTGCTCTCGTGAAGATGTCAAACACGGAAGCCATGACATCTAGTGCGCTAGAAAACGATTCGCCCCACGAGTTTATGTCGCCAATGAAATGATCAAATATGCCTGCAAGATATTCAGCACCATCAAAGAGTGCCGTTGTGATTGAGTCCGCGAGCGCAGTACCGCCAGTGCCGTCTCCAAGTCCTTGATACCCCTCAATAAAGGAAAGCAGGTCTTCAGCCATAGCACTGATGACTGGTGCTAGGTTTGCAGTCACCTGCCCGACAATCCCTTCGAACGTATCGTATACAAGGCCGAGTGCCCCGTTCATCTCCTTGATGGCTGAAGTCTGATCCTCAGACAACACGATTCCCAGCCGCTCGGCACGCTCTGCAAGTGCATCCATGCCTGCACCGCCTTGAGCCAGCAGCGGCTGCAAGGCAGTCAAATCTGACGACATAGCCTCCAGGTAGAACGTCATCTCCGCTTGTGACAGTCCAGCCTTCTCAAGGCTGTCGACATATAACTGCAGCGCATCTGGGCCGGAAAGATTTTTGAACTGCTCTGCAGTCACGCCAACCTTCGGCGCGATGTTCTCAAAGAAGTCGGCCATCGGCCCGCCGCCGGTCTGCAGGAAATCGCCAACGCGGTCGCCAACATCTTTGAGGATGTCGGCAAACTTATCCTGCTCGATGCCTACGGTTGCAGCCGCTGTGGCGAGACCCTGAAACTGCGTCACAGATGTATTCGCTACAGACGCAAGTCGCGTTAGCTCCCCAACGCTCTGCGTGACGTTGGAAACCATGCCGCCAATCGCTGACGCCACTGAGCGGAAAGCGTCGGCAAGAACTCGCCCGATCTCAATAGCAGTGAGGATGCGAAGGTTGCCAGCCATCTTCTTCAGCATGCTATTGGTCTGACTGCCTTCTTTGTCGACCTCATTAAACTGGCTAGCCAAGCGATCCTGGGCTCGCTTAAACTGGTTTGTGTCAATCGCACCTTGCCGCAGCAGGCTTTCAAGTTCTTCCAGTTGCTGGGCATGTCTTTCCTCGGCTGTCATGTTTGCGCGAATGACTGCCTCGCCACGCTTAAATGCCGCTGCCTGATCTGTCGCGGCCTTAGACAAGGCATCCATCTCGGCCTTGAACTGCTCGGCGGTGACTTGACCCGTACGGAGTGCCGAGCCAAGGAAGGCAACATCGGTAGCGAGTTGCTGCTGTGCCGTCGCTGCTGCCGCGTTGCTTGCCCCAAGTTCGGACAAACTGCCGGAAGCCTTGCTGATTGAAGAACCAAGGCTGGCAAGAAGTTTGCCGACTTCTTTCGTGCCGGTTTTGATGCCGCCTGTATCGGCGGTGAACTTCATGTTGAGGCCAACGGCATTAGCCATCTTTGTTAGCCCTCAACTGTTCTGCGAGTTGCTTGAACGCCTCGGCTATCTGCGCATTGCTCTGCGGTGCCTTCTCGATTGGCACGAAGTCGATAGGCTTCGGCTGTCTCGATTTGCCGCAGTACGGTGCCAGGACCGCCGACGCCAAGACGCCTGTCTGATGCCAGGAATCTTGCAGCGGCATGTAGTAGCGATGAATCGCCATCCACTCGCTCAACTCTCTGCTGTCCATTGTCTGGCATAGTTGAGCCACCGTCATGCCGAGTTGCGCGGCCAGCCGGAAGAGGAAGACTCTGGCGGGCCGCATGTTCAGTTTTTTGCGAGTTCTTCTACGTCGCTATCGGTGATCGCGTTATGCTTCATCGCTGCTTCCCAAACGCGAGTAATCACGCGAGCAGACTTCGTAGCCAGTAGGTTGATTTCCTCGGAAGTGAAAAGCAGTTTTCCCTTCTCATCGCAGATCACACGCTGAAGGAACTTGCTGCGAAAGTTGTCGACTCCGGTGTTTTTGTTGACCATCCAATCGTTCTCGTAACTGTCACGCTCACCGACAGACATCACGCGGAGAAACACGCTGCCACCCCACTCAGGAACTTCCACTTCCTTCAGACCCATGTCGTCGGCTGCGAGAATCTGTTCTTTGGTCAGAGCCATCTGGCTTCTCCTAGTTATCGACAATCTTGAGTGTCACCGTGTACTGCGTCACCCCATTGAGTTGAGGGGTGTACGCAACGGATTCCCAAACAGCATACGTCGAAAGTCCGACGCCACCACCGGAAATCTCCAGCAACTCTCGCTTGCCGAAGTTAGAGATATTCGTGTTTGTCGTGCCCAGGCAAGTCAGGGACACGGAGCCTTGATCTGCAAGCCACTCCGTATCCCGCCCCGTGCGTGCGCCACCATAGTTCCAAGACAGGTCACGAACTTCTTTGAAGTCCACGCCGTTCCACGTTGCGGTGATGCTTACTGATTCGATTGCCAAGGCTACACCTCAACGCGAACAGTCGCACTTCCCCTATAGATGTCATTCATTACAGCATTGATGTTGGAGGCACTGCAAGTCGCAGTAGCACCAGAGAAAAGACCAGTCACAGTAAATGAACCGGAACTTCCTGGGGCGACAGAACTCTTTCCGAGATAGTCGAACGAAACCTCGATGCCAGTGCTGCCATCAGGGCCGCCCTTTAGCGGTGCCTTCTGTGTCTTGAAGTAGTTGTCTTTCGCGATACCTAGATGCGTGACATCAATCACAGCATCTTCGGAGTAGTTAATGGTGACGCTCGTGACTGAAAACGTCGACCCCTTGTAAACCACAGACGTAGGCGTATCGTGTGGCGTTGCGTATGCCATGCTTTAAATCTCCTGCCAGAGAACTTCGAAGTCCAATGTGACTGAGTATGCGACTGGCACCTCAGAACCCTCCAGGGCCACGGTGTCGTCGCTTTCTCCTGCGAGCCTCGCGATGCTCACCTTTGTATTTTCAAAAGAACCTGAGTACCCATCCAGACTTCGCCTTACGGCGTCAGCGATTTTTCGCACCGTGAAGTAAGTGGCGGCATAAATTTCGTAGGTGATCGAAACAGTCGGCACCCCCATCGGCCCAGACAATGCTAGTTCTCTGGAGATATTGCTACGGCTCCAGACGATGAACGGAAACTCGTCGCTTGCCTGTGCGATATGCGGATAGATTTTGTGGCCGACATACTGCGTCACCGACGCATCGCTGATTAGCCGGTTCCACAGCACAGACTCTGGAGAGCGGAACATCAAATCCCCTTCTGCATCCTGTAGGCGACTTCTTTACCTGCGTTCTCAACAGCCTTGGACAGATAATTTGACAGGCCTGACTTCATGGAACCGGCAGA